AAGTTGCCTGCCGGCGTGGGCTCGCTGGCAATCGACAGGCTGTACCCTCCCGAGGATCCGTGGATAGCGGATCCTGTTGGTTGGTTCCATGACAAACTGGGCCACCATCTGTGGAGCAAGCAGGTTGAGATCCTGGAGTCAGTCAGGGACAACCGCATGACTGCGGTGAAGTCGTGCCATGGCCCAGGCAAGTCCTTCACGGGCAGCGGCGTGATCGGGTGGTACATGGACGTGCACCAACTCGGCTCTGCGTTTGCCGTTACCACGGCTCCGTCATGGCCGCAGGTTCAGGCGATCCTGTGGCGTGAGATACGTCGTCGTCATCGAGAGGGTGATCTAAGGGGACGGATCACGCTCGACTGTCAGTGGCATATGGGTGATGTGGGCACCAAGCGTGCTGATCAGAGTGAGGAACTGATCGCCATGGGTCGAAAGCCTGCTGACTACGATGAGGACACGTTCCAGGGCATTCACTCGCGTTACTTCTTGGCAGTGCTAGACGAGGCCTGCGGCATTCCGCTGTCGCTATGGACCTCAGTTCTCGCCCTGGTGACGAACGAGAATGCGCGAGTGCTTGCCCTGGGTAACCCAGACGACCCGAACAGCCACTTCGCCAAAGTGTGTAAGCCTGGCTCGGGCTGGAACGTCATTCAGATCAGCGTCTGGGATACACCCAACTTCACCGGCGACCACAACTGCGCGGTATGCGGGCAGTACATGGGCGACCTGGTGATGGAGAGCCTGGTCAGCAAGATCTGGGTGGAGACCGCACGTCAGGAGTGGGGCGAGGGTTCACCGACGTGGGTGGCAAAGGTGGATGGCGAGTTCCCAGATGTCAGCGACGAGTACCTCATCTCTCCGGCGCTGATTCAGTACTGTTGGAACCAGGACCTGCCCGGTCTGGGCGTGGGCCGCTATGGCGTAGATATTGCGCGCTACGGGGTGGACCATTCCGTCATCTATCGCAACCGTGATGGTGTGGTGCGACTCACCGACCGCTGGAGCAAGACCGACACCATGACGTCAGCGGGCAAGATCCGCACCTGGATGACGTCACACGGTAACTACACGCCGCCAGCCACGATTGACATCATCGGGGTAGGTGCCGGCGTGTACGACCGGCTGAGAGAGCAGCGCCTCAACGTTGCCCCGCATCAGGGCAGCCAGGCAGCAAGCAATCCGGCCAAGTTCAAGAATCGGCGTTCAGAAGTCTGGTGGACGTTCCGCGAGCTCATGGAGGCTGGTCTCATCGATCTGGACCCGGCCGATGAGACCTTGGCCGCCCAGCTAGGGTCGGTCAAATGGAGCGTTGACAGCGCTGGCCGAATCTTCGTGGAAACGAAAGAGGACATGCGTGAGCGTGGCCTACCTTCTCCTGACCACGCTGATGCAGCCATCCTGTCCACGGTCAGCGCTGTCACCGTTCTCGACATGAACGCTGTCTCGTCAACCGCAACGATCACGGGTGATCTGTTGCACAAGAAGATGTGAGGAGGGATCATGGGACTAGCATCACCGAAGGGCGGTAAGGGATCGTACCAGCCCATGGCGAAGGTGCCGAAGCCCATCAAGGCTCAGCCGATCAGGAAGGTTGGCAAGGCCAGGAAGGTGCCTCGGGCATAGTCATGGCCGACTGGTGGACAAAGGGATATCCGGGTGGGCCCATGGTAGCGGTCAGAGGCTTCCCGCGTCCTCTGTACCCACCCGATGCCAACAAGCAGGGCAAGAAGCCCAGCGTGGATGGCCCCGACGTCGAGGCCTACAAGCGCACGGTCAGCCGTGCCGGTCGTTGGCTGTGGCAGCCATTCGACCAGGACTTCAGCAATCTCTTCAGTCACGGCAAGAGCGGCAACGTCGTTGACACCGGCATCGCCGGGATCCAGCGCCAGCAGAACATGGACGACACGGGTTGGGTCGGCGAGAAGACGTTCAACACGCTGCGCTCCATCAGGATCCCCGAAGGACTGCCTCACGCCGGAGAGCCAGCCATGGACGCCCGTTCCGTGGAGCTCATCAATGCCGCGTGGGATCAGTTCAAGGGGAAGGAGCCTGCGCAGCCACCCCCAGCCGTAAAACCCCAGGCTGCGCAGGCTCGCCTGAAGAAAGCGGTTGCGGAGATCGGGGTCAAGGAGTCGCCGGCAAACTCCAACCAGGTGAAGTACAGCCAGTGGTACAACATGATCGGGCCATGGTGTGCGATGTTCTGTACCTGGTGCGATCAGACCGGTGAGGCTCCGACCAAGTCATTCGTGAAAGGTCAGTACTACGCATATGTACCGTATATCGTCTACGACGCGCGTATGGGCTACCGGGGTCTGAGCATCACGAGCGATCCTCAGCCGGGCGATCTCGTCTGCTTCGACTGGGATCGCAACGGGGAATATGACCATATCGGTATCTTCGAGAAGTGGGTGAACAGCAACCAGTTCAAGTGCATCGAGGGCAACACCAGCGCCTCCAATCAATCCAATGGCGGAGAGGTCATGCGGCGTGACCGATACGTTTCCGGTCAAGCTACGGTCTTCGTCAGGGTGAAAGAGTGAAGGGACGGAACTTTGCAGCATACTCCGTTCTCGCGTTGGCACTCGGAGTATCAATCTCAATCATCGTCCTCACGGCTGGGATCGTGTGGACGGCGATCGAGCATGGAAACACGGCATCGTCCCTTACCGAGAATGAGACGCAGGTGCTCATCTCATCGTTCAGCGGCATCTTCGGGCTGCTCGGTGCCTTCATTGGGTACCAGGTGGGCAACGGAGACAAGCGAGATCGGTACCCGAGGATGACTGATCTGCCGGAGCCGCCGAATGACATCGAGGATACAAAGGAAAGGTGGCCGACACCATGAAGCGTGAGTATGGCCTGACAGAGATCGCGGTCATTGCCATTGCGATCATCCTCCTCATCGAACTGATTCACACCTGGTAGTCAGATGCCTCCTGTCGGTAGACCACGGATCACGACGACGCAGGGCGCACGTCCTCCCGTCAACCTGATCGGCGTCGCTGATCCGTTCAACTACGGGGTCGGCCTGAATCCGCAGACAGGCGGCGTGGCTCCGTGGCACATGTTCATCGATCTACAGGAGACAGTGCCAGAGTGGTTCTGGCCGAACAGCGTCTGGACAGCGGAACAGATGCGCACGGACTCGCAGCTGGCTGCCCTACTAACGTCCGTGATGTGGGGGATCAGCCAGCTGCGGTTCGTGATTGACCCGAATGGCTCTCGCGCGTCGCTCGTTGAAGAGATCAGCCAGGATCTCAACCTGCCGGTGATGGGTGAGGATCACAAGCCGCAAGGACGGCTGAAGGGCAGGTTCAGTCATCCACGTTTTGTCCTGCAGTCCATGCTGTCCGTTATCTACGGTCACATGTTCTTCGAGCAGAACGGTGAGGTGGTGGATGGCAAGTGGCGTCTGCGTAGGATGTTCCCGATCATGCCTCGTACGATCGCGCAGATGAACGTCGAGGATGATGGCAGCCTCGTGAATGTGGTGCAGTGGGCGAGTAGGAACTCGTTCCTGTCAGCAAACCCACCGCTGTCCTCATTCGCCGAGCCGATCCCGGTTGACCGGCTCACCGGCTACATCTTCCAGATGGAAGGGATGAACTGGCACGGTCGCAGCATGATGCGCGACTGCTTCAAGGATTGGGTGCTGAAGGACCGCCTGATGCGAGTGGAGGCAATCAACCACGAGCGTGCCGGCGGTGTACCATATGCCGTAGGTCCTCAAGGTGCAACGATGACCGAGATTGAGGACCTGGGCCAGATGATGCAGCAGTTCCGCATCGGCGAGACCGCCGGTGGCGCTGTTCCCTATGGCAGTTCGCTTCACATCGCCAAGGGTTCCGGTTCCGACATCGACGCAACGATCAAGCGATACGACGAAAGCATGGCTCGTCGTTTCATGCTGATGCTCGCCAATCTGGCCCAGGGTGGGGCGCATGTCGGCAGCTACGCGCTGGGGGAGACGTTTGAAGACTTCTTCCTCGTCGCGCAGCGCCACATCGCGCAGTGGTACTGCGACATCACCAACGAGCACATCATCGAAGACATTGTCGACTGGAACTACGGCGAGGACGAGGAGTTTGTCCCGAAGATCACGTGGGAGCGCACGAGTGAAGACAGCCTGGGCGTGGAGCAGCTAGCCACCCTAGTTCAACGTGGCGTGATCATCGTGGACGAGGAACTGGAGAATGCCATCCGTTACAAGTACCAGCTGCCGAGCCGCAGCACACCGAGGCCGAACATCATCGTCGGTCCTGGTGTACCACGGCAGCCGCAGGAGCTTGCCCCTGGGCAAGTTGTGCCACCGCGAGGGGAGTTGCCAGAGTCTGCACAACCCGTTCCTCCTGGTGCGGGTGTGACACAACCCCTGCAACGGACACAGGCCGCAGGGGACCCGTCGGGTGCTCCCTCCTCGGGTTCCCCTGCGACTATCAGAGCTTCCTTCCGCAGATGGTTGGGAAAGAAGCCTGATGTCATGGCATCGTCTGCGCCAGCACTTGTCACGGTAGCAAACGTGCCGATCTTGCACGCCGGAGTGGAGTACCCGCTGAGCACAGGGCCAAGGACATTCACCCCAGAGGACCTGCGTGATGCCGTGATGGCGGCGAACGAGGACAGCAGCGTTCCTCGTCCGCGCCTGAAGATCGGTCATATCGATCCTCGGTTCAACGATGCCCAGGTCTTCGATGGCTCACCGAGTTTCGGCGTTGCAACCAATCTCCGTCTGTCGGATAACGGCACGACGGTGTACGCTGACTATGTCGGCGTTCCCAAGTGGCTGGCGGACATCATGCCGGCAGCCTATCCCTCGCGCTCGGTAGAGGGGTACAGTAATGTGCCTGCCTTCGCACCTGAGGGACAGCAACTGGAAAGTCAGATGGGCAAGCGGTGGCGTTTCGTGATCTCTGCCTGCTCATTGCTCGGCGTACAGTGGCCGGGCATCTCCGTACTTGAGGATCTTCCTCAGTTCTACGGCGAAGAGATACCGGATGGAGTTACCATCGACCCGGCGCTCTTGCAAGGAGGCGATCCAATGAGGTTGTTTGGCAAGACTGCTGCGTCGGTGAATCTCGACGACGTGCGCAGAGCTTTCTATGGCGAGTACGTTCCAGCCAATCCAGAGAAGAACTGGTGGTGGGTTCAGGCTGTGCTGATGGACCCGAACGAACTCGTTGTGGAAGATGACGAGTCCGGTCAGCTGTACAAGCTGTCCTTCTCGTCGGACAAGGGAGCAGTCAGCTTCGGCGATCCGCAGCCGGTTCGCATCGACTACATCCCCGAGACGGTCGAGGCGTACAAGGCTGCTGCCTCGTACGTTGCAGCGACACTGGCGGTAGGCAGGGAAGTGGCCGCCAGCTGGAACACAAGGGATGAGAGCATCCCGCAACCCGACACAGGAGGTTCGATGGATCCCAAGCTGATCCGCGATCGCCTGGGACTGCCGGAGGAAGCAACCGACGCGCAGGTCCAGGAGACCCTCCGCGAGCTCAATGCCGCTGCCGGCATCATCGAGCCGCAGGTGCCAACACCGCCTGCTGCCGAGCCGACACCGGCGGACGAGCCGATCGGAGAGCCTGTCGCTCCTCCGGCAGAGCCTGTGGCTCCTGCCGCTGTGGCGGCAAGCGCACTTCCTCCGGGAACAGTCCTGGTGGACAAGGCGCAGTACGACGGCCTTGTCGCAGCCACCAACGAGTCGCGTGACTTCATTGCGGAGCGCCGCAAGGAGAAGCGTGACGAACTGGTGACCGCTGCGATGAAGGACGGTCGCATCGCTCCGGCCAGCAAGGATCACTGGCTGAACTACCTGGAGCACGATCCCAAGGGTGAGGAGACGCTTGCGTCTCTGCAGCCCGGTCTCATCCCGGTCGAGCTTCGCGCAACGGCGGTTGGCGGCAATGGCGAGGAGGGAGACGCTCTGTCAGCGGATCAGGTGAGCGAGTGGTCTGCTCAGCTGTTCCCCGAGGTCCGTGCGCAGAAGGAGCAGGACGCAGCGGTCGCCGCTTCGGCGGGTGGCATGCGGCGTTCGCGCATCGCTGCCGACGGGCACTACACAAGGCGGTGATGGCGTGAACAACGAGTGCATCACCTACTTCGAGGGTGCGTACACCCAGAAGGTCACGGTGCACGCTGGGTACGCCATGACGGGCAAGACCCTGGCCGGTCCCAAGACCGGCTACCAGGGCTCAGGTCCGGCTCTGGCACCCGACCCGCTGGCCGCCAACGACGGTGGCAACATGGTCGTCCCTGTCGCTCCGGTGGCCGGTGGCGAGGTCAGCGGTGTCATCAGCTGGGACGTTCCGATCAACGGCAAGGCTGTCATCATCGACGGTGACGGAACGGTTCTGCCCATTACGTCCGGCGGGGCAGTCGCCATCGGCGACCTGCTGCAGTCGGACGCACAGGGACGTGTCATCACCGCCGCGCCGGCATCCGGCAAGGTGGTTGTGGGCAAGGCTCGCAGTGCCGCCGGGGCTGCGGGCGTCGACGTCGTCGTCGAGCTCTACACCTTCAACCCGGCTGTCAAGGCGTAGAAGGGAGGTAGGGATGAGGCCAACGAAGCCTGCCGTTCTCCAGATCGACCACGGCCCTCGTGTCATGGTATGCGACGACACCATGGCGACGCTCGTCGCCGAGGGTCGCATGGATCCGGAGTTCGAGCGGATGCGCTTCCGCGATGCCGAGCAGTTCATTGCTGCTCGGTGGGAGGGTCCTCCCGCAGTCGCTGCTGCGCCGTATCCGGGTGCCGTGATGAATCCGTTGGGACCGCCGACGATCACGGGGACCGTGTTCTCGATCGACATCGCGCTTCAAAACCCCACGCGGGTGCTGACGCCGATGGTGCTCGATCTGACAAGGCAGCGGTTCTTCGTGGACCGCGTGTTCACGTCAGCGGGCGGAGTCACCGGCGGAGCCGTGGTCTATGATCTGGTGGTGACACCGGACTACTACATGGACCGCGACGTTCAGCGGGTGGAGCCGGGATCGGAGTTCCCGGTCGTCAGCTTCAGCCGTCGCGCTCCTGCAGCGGCGGTCGTCGAGAAGTGGGGAGGCAAGTTCTACTTCCTCGACGAAACCCGAGACCGCAACCTGATCTCGGAGTTCACAAAGGCAATGCGTCAGCTGAGCAACACGATCGTGCGCAAGATCAACCAGCGCGGCGTCCAGATCCTGGAGGCGTTCATCACCGCAAACTCGCGCACGTTCACCGGCGTCAGCTGGGGCAGTGTCAACACGACGTATGCCGCAGGATCCAACTGGCCGCTGTTTCCGGCGAGGGACTTCGCCAAGGCGGATCTGATCGCGGAGCAGGACGAGATGGACATGGACTACAACCTGTGGATCATGAACCCCACAGAGATGTTCAATCTCGAGGGCATCTACGGCGACAAGCTCGGTGCCCTGCTCGACTCGTACGACATCGATCTGTTCGTCACCAACCGCATGACTGCCGGCAGCGCATACGCGCTGGCCGAGGGTCAGGTCGGCGAGATGCGGATCGAGGCACCGCTCAGCACGGAGACCTGGCGCGACCCGAACGGCAAGCAGCAGACGTGGGTCCAGTCGAGCGTCCGGCCTGTGATGTACGCGAACAACGGGTTCGCGGTCCTGAAGGCAACCGGACTCACCTAGGAGGAGCGATGACGCAGAAGATCATCAAGCATCGTCTCTTCACATGGTTCGAGGTGACGCCCAATCCTGTCGATCCCAGCGGTCCCGACGTGCTCACCGAGCGCATCAACATCGCCGGGGACGACGTGGACATCACCAACGAGGACTACGTCAAGCGCGGTGAGGACCTGGACGCATTCTACACAGACGAGGAGGCCGACGAGATCCGTGCCGGCACCTACGCTGGGACGGATGCCGATCAGGTGTTCTCTCTTCGCAATCGCGGCAACACCGCACCGCGTCTGCAGGCGCAGGGGCAGATCATGCCGGCCGATGGCGAGAGCAACCCCGGTGAGATGTCGGTCGACGAGATGGCCGACTACATCAAGGACCACAAGCTCAACGTCGAGCAGACGGTGGCCCTGGCAGGTGACGACCTCGACAGCATCGAGAAGGTCCTTGACGCAGAGAACCTGGCGACGGACAACGAGCCGCGCCGGGGCGTCGTCGATCGTCTCGAGGCCAAGATGTCGGCTGCCTCAGGGTAGACGATGGCCGACGAGTACAAGGCTCTGACGTATGTGAACCTCCCGTTCCTGGATGGGAACGGGAGGGCATACGTCCCAGGGCAAATGATCCCCCGCTCTGACTTCGAGGAGTCGGTGGAGTTGGCCGAAGAGGCAATGCCCGATCACGAGGGGCTCACGTCGGCCAGCGACATGATCGACGAGTTGCTCAACTGGGGATCGATCAGCGAAGACACGGACGCGGAGCTTCATCCCGCGCACCGCGCTGTCGATCCTGGGCAGCCCACCGTGTACGGTCTTGCCCAACAGGCCAAGCAACTCGTCACGCAGTTGGAGTCGGAGGGCAAGGAAGTGCCGCAGGAGCTCGCCGTCTTCGCGGAAGCGATCCAGAACATCCAGGCACAGGACGCCGGTGCGGGTGGTGACAAGACGTGATGCGCAACGGAACCACTCACTGGATCTGCGAGCAGTGGTCAGAGGAGGCGTGCGAGTTCGCTCGCCGCAAGCTCTGGCTGCCGAAGGGCATCGACATCGGGTCGCATCTGCTTCGTCAGGTGATCGGCGAGGCAGAGGTTGTCAAGGAGGTCGACGGCAACCTCCTACTCAACGAGGGCATCCAGCGGCTGATGGACATGACCATGATCGCCACCGTTCTCTCGAACCAGGTGGCGGGCAACCCGTGGTCGAACGCCAATGCCTTCACCGGTGTCGGCGACAGCAACACCGCTGAGGCGGCAACGCAGGCGGAACTACAGGCTGCGACCAACCGCTTCTACAAGGCGATGAACGCGACATATCCGTCACGCTCGAACCAGACGGTCAGCTTCCAGTCAGACTTCGCCGGTACAGAGGCGAACTACGTCTGGGCGGAGTGGTCGATTGCGGCTGGCGCCACCACCGCTTCTGGGGCAGGGTTCCTGAACGGCACGACGAACCTGCAACGCAAGGTCGCCGCGCTAGGCACCAAGTCATCGGGGACATGGACGCTGACGGCACAGGTCACGTTCTCGTGAGGTTGTGGGGGATCCCTTCGCCGCAAGGGGTCCCTCGCAACGCTTCTAGGAGGAATGGTGCCAGGATCGACTCCTAACTACGCGATCCCGTATCCCGTCGGGACGGATGCTCCCAATGTCGCCACGGACATGCAGGCTCTGGCGACCAAGGTCGATAGCTCCATCCCACTGCCGAACGTACCGAACGGTTACGTGCGGCTCAACGCTTCCGGCGATCTCATTCTCAGCAACACACAGAAGTTTGGTTGGGCTGACATCCCCATATACAGGGATCCGTCCGGCAATACGCTGCGGATGGACGCCGATGTGCGTGTCTACGCTTACGACGGTACTGCCTCCGACATTCTGCTCACCGATGAGGGTGCCTGGCCCTACCTTTCTCTGCGCTGGGACTCGACTCAGAACGGTGGCGCAGGGATAGAGTTCTTCAACAACCCGGCGAAGACAAAGGGCTGGGGACTCTACTCACAGGATGCTGACGCTGCTCCCGGGTATTTGCGTATCTACGCCATCGCCAATAACCACGACTACTTCAGGTTTGGGTCGAATGGTATTGAGTTCTCCGATGCTGCTCAAGGTGGGGCTGGTAACACCTGGGACACATTTTTCGGTCGAGTTGCTACCAAGACGCTGCAGGTTGGCAAGGGTGGTCAACCGACAGCGTTAGGAATCACTGCTGACAATACCGTTTGGCCATTCTACATCTATGACGTAGCTGCAGCTTCACAACCTAAGTTCCACATGGGGATCAACGGCGACATGAACTGGGGTACTGGTGCTGTAGCTTCGGATACCAACCTCTATCGCATCGCTGCAAACTACCTGGCGACCGACGGCGGCTTTGCCTCTCGCGGTGGGACAGGGTTTGTGTATGCACCCGCGAGCGTCACCGGGGCCGTGGTTACTTCGCAAGTGTCTGGCGAATCTTATGCCCGCTTCGGGGTTGATGTGAACGGTTACACGCAGTGGGGACCGGGTAACGCAGCGCAGGACACAAAATTGTATCGCGCGGCGGCGGGTTCTCTCCAAACAGATGGTACGTTTGAAGCTGGAGTTCTTCGTGCGCTCACTTATGGCATCTTCAATGACAACGGGACGGCTCCCGTTGTTGGGGTTGGTTACGACTTCAACGGTCACCAGTTCTGCGGTATCGGCTTTACCTATGACACGTCTCTGTATCGTTATGCGGCCCAGATCTTGCAGACAAATGCCAGGATCATTGCGAGTGGTGACGGCTCGTTTGCCTTCCACGCTGAGGTTCCAACTTCTGGTGGTGCCTACCAGCCGTTCTACTATCGGGTGTTGGGAGATTCGCAGCCACGGTGGGCCGTGATGTATGACGGTACGATTCAGTGGGGAACCGGAGGATCAACTGCTCCGGACACAACCCTTGCCCGTAGAGCGCCGAACTGTCTTATAACTTCCGGCGAACTTTGGACGACACAGCGTGTCTTCATCAACGAGTCGCGTACAGGTGGCTACTCGGCCATCATGGTACAGAACATGGCCAGCGATGGCTACTACTTCGCGATGAAGAGAGCCTCAGACACTACCAATGTGTGGATCATGGGTGCCGATGGTCGAATGGTTTGGAGCGCAGGTGGCGGCAGCGCGCAGGACACCAATCTGTATCGCGGTGGCGCTGGCTTGCTGATAACTGATGGGCAGTTTCAGGCTAGCGGTGGCATCACAAATGCGAGTCTGCCACCACAGCTGAAGCAATATGCTGCGTACGAGCCGTCTGACATGAACAATTCTCAGACGAGCGGTTGGTATTATGCAAACAGTATCGCGAATCAGCCGCCGAGTTCCACGAGCCAGTGGTTGTACCAGGTCATCATGTGGGGTAGCAACGGCTACGGTAAGCAAATAGCCTATGGCCTCTACTCCAATGAAGTCTGGACGCGGTACCTCTACAGTAGCACCTGGAATCCCTGGGCACAGGTCGGCGGTGTCCCGACTGGTGCCGGCGCTGACTGGTTCGGAGCAACAGCGCCAACAGGGTTCCTGCTGTGTGACGGGAGCGCGATCTCGCGCACGACGTACTCAGCGCTGTATGCGATCCTAGGAACTGCCTATGGAGCAGGTGACGGCTCGACGACATTCAACCTCCCCGACCTGCGTGGGCGCGTGATCGTCGGGATGGCATCTGGTGGACATGCCAGCGTGAATGCCCTCGGTCTGAATGATGGTGCTGCTTTGGCGAATAGGACTCCGAAGCATAGCCACACGAACGGACTCACGCTGCCGACTCACGCGCATGCGCACAGCCTTACGCTACCGAACCACTACCACAACGTCAGCGACCCAGGACACGGACATTCCGTCCAGTCCTGGCAGTACTCGACGGCTGGTGGCGGTTACAGCATGGGATACTCGACCTCAGCATCCGGCTCGTACAGCGTGAGCCCGGTGGGCATGATCAATAACAATGGAACCGGGATCGCTGTCTACGACGTCACACAAGGTGCACTTGCGATCAACGGAGGAGTCGGTAACAACTCATCGAGTCCTGCCATCGCTGGTACGATTGGTGTAGCGGTCGGAGGCACAGACTCACCGAGCTACGTCACCGCGAACAAGATCATCAAGACGTGAGCGATCCCATCCTGAGAAAAATGGTCTTGGAAGTTCTGAGGGGTCAGTCACCCTTCTACTACATCTTCCCGAACGCCAGCGCCTTCGTGGCAGCAGGCTTGATCAACGCTGAGGATGTAGCGGAGGTGCTTACAGAGCTATACAACGAAGGGCTGTTGGAGCGCGAGCATCTCTTCATCGAGGTTACGGGTGGCGTCGATGACGGTGCCACCGAGAAAGTTGATGGAGGATATCGCTTGATCAATGACCCCGGTGAGGAGGGAGCGAAGTGAGTGAGTTTCGCACGTACAAGTTCATGGTTGTGCCGGTTGTGCAGGAAGTGGACGATGAAGGCAACGTCGTCAGCGAACTCACGCCGGAGCAGCCGATTGCGGTGTTCGGGATCGCAGGTCTGCATACATTCGCAGACAACTTCGAGGCCGACCTGATCACGCGCATGCAGCAGTCTACCAACAACAGGAGGGAACATGCAAGTGTCAGTTCAGGTCCTGCTGGGAATTGACGAGGAGCCGAGCATGTCTGCCACCGAGGCGGCAGAAGCGATCCTCAAGGCTCTCGGTGGTGACGAGGCCACCGACTTCGTGACGATCACCGCCAACAGGCAGATGGTCACTGCGCAGGCAGGCACTCCGCCCGCACCGCCTGCGCCCGGTACGTTCATGGCCCCGACGATGATGCCTCCGCCCATCAGGTAGCCATGCCGCAACTGAAGCCCACCGCTGACCCCGACGTCTTCATCGAGCAACAGAAGAAGGACTATGTCCGCTACTGGCGCACCGATGGTTTGCGGTGGGAGGTTCTGGGAACGTGCGCCCGCCAGGGGCACTGCATGGTCGGGGCAGTCCTGGCGGACGGCACGGAGATCGACGATCCTGATCATCTTCAGCAGCTGGTAGATGATGGTATCATCACGGAGTCACACCTAGATACACCCGTGGCTCCTGGTTTCAACGGTTGCTGCCCACTACAGATCATACCGCTCGCGAGTAGGTAAATGGTCGCGCTGACCGAGTGGTATCTGCACGATGCTACTTTCTCAGGATCGGGCACGTATCCTGGGGCGACCTCTCAGTCAGCGACATCACCGGGTGTCACGGTGTCCGGCGCGAGCACCAACCGGACGATGGACGGCACCAAGGGTACAGGCGCGCAGACACTTGTTGCCGGAGCATCGCTCGCACAGACCGCTACGCAGAACATCTGGTTCCGTAGGTTCATCTCGCCACCGCTTGCGGCGCAGACGATCCCGGCTGGGACTGGCCTCACCGGCATTGCCGGAGGCTTCCTCGTCTCCAACAGCAATGCGTCGGGTGTCTTCCCTAGCTATCCGGTCGTGTACATCTGGCGTCCGAGCACGGGTGCCATTGTCGGCAAGCTACTAGACACGGTGACTGCCGGAGGATCTGTTGGCGTGGGCACCAGTGAAACCTGGAACATCTCTGGATTCCAGAACACATCTGCGCTTGCAATCCTGGATGGTGACGTACTCGTCTGCGAGCTCTGGATGCACGGGACACAGGGCATGGCCACCTCGTACAACTGGTCGGTTGGTTACGGTAGTACGACTGAGTATCCGAACACTACCGGCGGTGCAATCACAACACCGGCAACAGCGCTGTTTACACCGTCTATCACCCTGTATGCTCCGACGCCGATCTCTGATACAGACGTCAATGGGACGACTACCGAGTCTGCTACAGTACAGACACCGACGCCGATCTCTGGTGCTGATACCGATGGAGCGATTACCGAGTCAGCGTCTATCACCAAGATCGTACTGGCAACCGTAGCTGATGCGGGTGCGATCTCTGAGTCAGCGTCCGTTGTTGCCAAGGTACCGGGCACGGATACGAATGCTGCAGCAACAGAATCGGCACAGTTCGCATCACACACCGGGGACACGGACGGGAATGGTGCGACCACAGAGAGTGCGAGCTACGTTCTCGGCAACACTCAGATCGTTGTCTATGAGCCGGACAAGGTCAGCAGCTACAACCTGCTCAACGCATCGGTCTCAAGTTATAACGCCATACCCATACGCTACTCTACATACAACGCTATCCCGCAGAGCTCAATACCTCTGCCCAACCTGGTCGAGTCTGTAGCAGTCACGATCCCGGTTGCGGCCTTTGATGGCAATGGGACGGTCACCGAGGCAACGCAACTGGTCTACCCTGGTGCTGCATCTGCGGATGTAGCTACTGGTACAGATACCGCCACCGTTGTCGTCAAGGTCTCGAGCGCGGACACGAATGGCACGACCACAGAGACAGCTGCATATGTCTATCCGCTCACCTCTGCTGATGCCGGTATCGGATCTGACACTCAAGTTCTGCAGGCTGGCGCTACCGTCAGTGGCGTAGATACCGGGCTGGGTCTTTCTGAAGTTGCCAGCGTAGGCAAGGCTCTGATTCCTGCGGCTGACTCCGCTACGCTCGTAGAGAGCACAACTCTCGTCAGCCAGATCTCTGCGAGCGACACGAATGCGGGGATCACCGAGTCTGCTGGCGACCAAACGTATGCGACAGACTCGGGTACAGGTACAGACGTCGTCACTCTCACCGCGCAGATCCCTGTTGCGGATGCCGGCGCTGGTGCTGATACCGGAACGCTACAGACGCAAAACTTCAAAACCGACACAGACACCGGCACCGGCACAGAGACGGCCAGCACGATCATCGGTCTGATCACGGCCACGGATGCCGGGTCTACCGCTGAGGTGCCAGTCCTCAAGGCTCTGCTCATCAGCGCTGATGTCGGCAGCGGTGCAGACCAGTCTCAGATCCCGACTTCAATGTACTTTGCAGCCGATGCTGCAACAGGGATTGACAACGGTATTGTTCAGGTACTTCTGACGGTACTTGACAGTGGGATTGCGACCGAGACAAACGGCTTTGGATTCACAGTTTCGGAGGTCTTTGTCGGACTTGATTTCGCCGCGCTGTGGTCTCAAGTCTTTGACAGCGATGCCGGAACGATTTCCGAGCAGGGTGCGCATTATCCGCCGACCATACTCGGTGCGCTGAAATCAGGTAAGATCACGCGCGGGCTAGACGGCAGTCTAGTCCGACTGGGTTCGAGGGGAGATGTCCAGAGCCGTGATTTCATAGTCCTGAAGAAAGGCACTGTGAGAGGGTTGGCAGGAGACGTTGAGACGACCGTTACAGGGAGGGTTGAATGAGCGTTGTCACATTCTCAGATTACCTGCCGACTCCACGCTTTGACGGCATTCCCTGGATCAAGATCAACATCGAGGAGTCAACTGCGGACACCGGTCCGTGGACGCTCATTGACACTCAAGACCTTCACCCAGTTGATCTCGATCCGTCAGACCCGTCACCGCGCAGCTTCACCACGGACACGGCAACGATCGATGAAGGTGGTTGGTACAGGATCACCTTCCTGGATGTCAACAGCAACGTTGTCATCTCCGACCCCATTCAGAACATCCCACAGGCCGAAGAGCCGTGGTTGCCGTCCGTGCGCGACGTGGCGCTCAAGATCCTCTCGCGTACGAGAGACTCGCATGGCAATCAGCTGGGAACGTTCACCACCGACACAGTGCCCACCGCCACCGACTGCGCCGCCATCATCGGGCAGGCTGCACTTGACGTGGCGAAGGTGCTCGGGGACAATATCCCCGACAGCATGTATGACGACGTGGGCAACCTCATCGCCGTGAGGGCAGCGATGCAGATCGAGCTTGCGTACTACAGTGAGCAGGTCAACACTGGGCGCAGCATCTACCCGCAGCTGGAGAAGGATTACGAGACAGAGGTACCACTTCTCAGCAAGCAGCTGATCACCGTCATTGACGGCGGTGAGATGGGTCCGGTTGCGGCTGGTCCCGGTCTTGGTGCATCGTTCGGAGGCTTCCCCGATCCGTATCCCGACTGGTTGACCAAGAAGATGTAATGCGGCTCTGGATCAGAACACATAACCTCGATGCCGCCATAGCGCGGTATGAGCATCTCGCTGAGGCTGCTACGGATATGCAGCCAGCGATGGAAGAGGTTATGCTGATCATGATGGGAGCCATCAAGGCAACCTTCCTGAGCGGTGGGCGTCGTGGTGGTGGCTCCTGGGCAGCGCTCACGACCGAGTGGCTTCTGCGCAAAGAGCGCATGGGCTGGGATCCTCGCATCGGGTTTGCGCGCCATCGTCTGTACGAGGCATTCACGATCCCCGGCGCTGATCACCAGCGTCTTCGTGTTGGGCCGCATTCCGTAGAGATCGAGTCGGATCTGCCTTACGCAGCAACGCAGCAGGCGCACCGTCCATTCATCAAGTTCACGATGAGGGACCGCCGGGAGATGGCTCAGGTCTGTAGTGAGTATCTCGTTGCGGCATGGAACAGGACGCCATGAGCATCTTTGATGCCATAGCTGTTGCCGATGATCTCGAACAGGCTGTTCTTGACACCCTCGAGAAATGGTTCTACACCTACCTCGTGGAGTACGAGCTACAGGCCGGTCTGATCCCCAACAATCAGACCGTGCCGGTACACCCGATGCCTCGCGCGTACCTAAAGGTCAACCAGCTGGACAAGGAAGCAGCCGATCAGCTACCCAGCATTGTGTGCGTGAGCCCAGGGCTGAGTAATCGCCACGCACCGATGCAGGAGGGTGACGGTTCCTTCCGGGCATTCTTCAACGTCGGCGTGGGCGTGTTCTGTACCGCGAAGGATCGCAAGGACACGATGAAGATCTGTCGCATCTACACCGCCATCTGCCGCACGATCATGCTACAGCAGCAATCTCTCGGTGGATTCGCGGATGGCAGCTGGTGGCTGGACGAAAGCTACGATCCACATTTCTCATTTACGGACGACCAGACGATTAGCGCCGGTCAGGTTGTGTTCGAGATCGAAGTCGCTGGGGTCGTCAACAGGTTCGGTGGACCGAAGACCACCGATCCGCTGCCTGATCAGCCGGGCAGCGAGTGGCCGTTGGCCGAGGAAGTAATCGCAACAGTCGAGATCATGGAGGACTAATGCCGCCAACACCAAAAGCGGAAACGAAGTCCTCAGGGCAACCCGAGGACTACAGGAATCTCGACCTGCACGTGGTGAGTCTTGGAGACGGCCGCATGGTGGGCATCGGCGAGATCTTCCAACTCACACCGGAGCAGGCTACCGACGAGCACAACATGACTCTGCTCAACGAGGGGATCATCGTGAACCTGCAGGACTACGAGGATTCCATCTCTGGGACAGAGGTGCAGCAAGCAGAAGCAGAGCCATCAACGAAGAAGGAAGGAGCTAAGGAATGACGCGTCCTGGCGTAGTCGTCGCCGTTCAGACGTCAGTTCCGCCTCGCTCCATTCCGACCGACACAGGCGTCGCGTTCATCGCCGGCATGTGTGACAAGGGAGCAACCAACGCCGCGACGTTGGTGCAGAGCCTGGATCAGTTCACATCGCTCTGCGGTGGGCGCGTGACCTACAGCATCCTGTGGGATGCCGTGGACATCTTCTTCCGCGAGGGAGGGAATGCCGCGTACATCGGTCGTGTCGTCGGACCAGCAGCGACGTCTGCCGCGCATACGTACAACGATGCGGGTGCAGCGCCCAGTCTGGTTCTCTCGGCCGACTCCCCAGGAGCATGGGGCAACAACATCAAGGTCGGGATCATCGCGGGGCAGGTGACCGGGTATGCAATCCAGGTCACCGATGCCAGCAACAACATCCTCGAGACATCGTACGACCTGGTCACACAGGCCGACGCTGTCGCGTGGGTCAACTCCTACAGCCAGTACCTCACCGTGGCGCTTGGCAGCAGCACCAACCCGCCAGCACTGGTCGCAGCCGTCGCGCTCACCGGCGGCAACGACGACCGTGGCAACGTCACGGATGCTCAGTGGCTGAACGCGCTCAACACGTTCGTCCCTGCGCTCGGACCCGGCCAGGTGCTCGCTCCGGGCAGGACGACAACGGCTGGGACACAGCAGCTGGCATCGCATGCGGCTGCCAACAACCGGGTCGCGCTGATCGATCTGGTGGACACCGCAACACAGGCAACGCTGCAGTCCGGCGCTGCCGCAGCCGCCGCCAGCGGCTATGGGCAGTACGCGGCGTCGTTCGCTCCGTGGATCATTGTGCCTGGTGCGACTGCCGGCACAACGCGGATCGTGCCGCCATCCTGCGCCATCGCGGGGCTCATCGCCCGCAACGACGTGCTGCACAACCCGGACTACCCGGCTGCTGGTGAGGCCGGTGTTCTCAACTCGGCCATCGGGCTGTCACAGGTGCCCTGGTCGGATCTGTCGAGGCAGACGCTCAACGGGTCCGGGGTCAACGTCATCCGAGGAATGCTCGGTGGCTACAGGAACTACGGCTACCGTTCACTCGCGAACCCGGTCGGCAATCCGTCATGGGTGGACTTCAGCAATGGTCGCTACCTGATGGGCCTGGGTGCCCGTTGTCAGGCAGTCGGCGAGACGTTCATGTTCGTGCCCATCGATGGTGCCGGCAGCGTGTTCTCTGACTACGGTGCCGCGCTCGCGGCGCTGTGCCAGGCAGACTGGTCGTCTGGTCAGATCTACGGTGGCACGCCGGAGGAGGCATTCAATGTCGATACCGGCCCAAGCGTCAACACGCCAGCTACGGTCGCGGACAACCAACTCCGCGCGGTCGTGGCTGTGCGCCCGTCACCGTTCGCGGAGTTGGTCACGATCCTCATCGTGAACACCCCGATCACCCAGGCGGTGAGCTAGCATGGCCGGAGGACCCACTCGTCAAGATACCCACCGGATCACTTGCAGCATCGAGAACCGCGCAACAGGCAAGATGCAGTTCTACGGTGTCTGGGACAAGTGGACCGGTGGCGAGGTCGACTCAGATGCGACCAACTACTACCCCGGCGGCATGGCAGATCCCGTGTCGCTCGGTGGTCGGCGGACAACCGCCAATGTGGTGCTCTCGAGGCTGTATCGTCTCGAGCGCGATCACTTGCACATCCAGGAGTGGATCAACGCTGCGGGCAAGTCCCAGGCGACGATCAGCCGTCAGCCGTTGGACATCAACGGCAACGTGTTCGGGAAGCCGATCGCGTATCGCGGCATCTTGAAGAAGGTCACTCCGCCACCGCTCGACTCGGAGCAGTCCACAGCGGCTCTGGTCGAACTGGAGTTCACCATCACAGGGTTCCCGACGGTCTCATAGCGGGATCCTCAAGGAGGGAGCGCATGTCCGAAGAACATCTCGAGGATCAGCCCAACCTGGGTGAGACCTCGGAGTATGCTGCGAGCGGGCTGCCGTCTGAAGAGACGAGCAGCCTGCTCGACATGCTCGCACAGGAGAGGGATGAGCTTGCTACTGAAAGGGAGACGTTCATCCCAATCCCCGGCTACGGTCGGGACAGCGGAGTCACGATGTACGTGAAGTACAGGCTGCTCGGCGGTGAGGAGATGGCAAGCATCGGCCGTAAGGTGCAGCGTGAGTTCCGCAAGAGCCAGCAGTATGAGCGCATCCTGTACGCATCGATCGACACGATGATCGCCGCGTGTCTGGGATTCTACGCGCAGCAGGGCAACAACGGTGACAAGATCGAACTGCCACTGTACAACTATGACGTCGAGCTTGCCCGAGCACTCAAGTTCGACGACAAGATCGACCCGAACAATCCGGCACGCTCCTGCGTGATGGCGCTGTTCGGGAACAACATGATCGCTGTTCAGCAACACACCCTGATCCTGGGCCGGTGGATGGGTGACACTACCATCGACGCAACCGCCGAGTTCCTGGACCAAGGGGGAAACCTGTAGGGCGTGCTGAGATTGAAACCGCTGCATACATCGCTGTGTTCGGGATGGATCCCATGGCCTTTCTCAAGACCAGGGATCCTCTCAAGCGCGAGCTCATGCAGCGGATCGCTATCGCTGCCCGAGAACTGCAGCGGAAGCTGGATCAAGAGCGCGCCATTCTACACGCAAACGAGATCGGTAAGATCCTCAACAAGATGTTTGGTGGGAAGTAATGCCGCCTGTTGATCCAGTCATCCTCGAGACCATCCTCACGGGCTGGCGTGAGGTGGTCGCGGGTGTAGAGGCTGAGACGGCTGCTTTCAGAGAGCTAGGCATCCAGACAGCGCTAGCCGGAGACAAGGCTGTCACCGCTGCTCGCAAGGAAGAGATCTTCAACCAGGCGACGTTCACCGGGCGTCGCATGGTGTACGCCGGAACACTGGCACTGGTAGCTGCCGGCGCTGCCGTGGTCAAGCTGGGATGGAACTACCAGAGCGCCATGCAGCAGGCAAGTGTGGCTATGGCCCCGGTGTTCAAGAACACAGGAGCTCTGAACAAGGAGCTACAGCATCTGTTCCAGGTCACTGCGTTCTCACCGTTCCAGTACAAGGATGTCACCACCGCGTTCCGCTCGCTGTACTTCGGCCTCAAGTACGCACCAGGTGTCACCGACCCGGTAGCGACCGCCAACAAGACGCTGCAGTCCTTGCTTGACGCTCTGTCAGCTGCCGGCAAGGCGACGCCTGCTAACCTACAGCGCGCGTCGATCGCGCTCCAGCACATGGCCTACTCGGGCAGGCTCACAGGCTACGCTGTCAACCAGTTGTCCCGTGACGGCATCCCGATGCTGCCGGTGCTCAACAACCTGCTGCACATTACCGGCGACGAGATTCACCGTATCGGATCTCTCAACGTTCCTGTGCAGCAGGTGCTTGACGGCATCAACAAGTTCATCGAGACGCACCCTGGCTACAGGATGGCGGCGTTCCGGCAGGCCACGATGACGCTGCACGGTGCGTTCACAACCTTCAAGGACCTGCTCAGCCAGGCGAGCGCAAGCAGCGGCGCAGGCATGTTCGGATGGGTGCAGAAGTTCCTCACCACGACAGACAAATCTCTTTTCTCGCATCTGTACAGCGGCAAGCCGGTGACGATGACGGACTTCTTCAAGGCAGTAGACACCGGTCTGTCTCCGAGGACCCACATCGTCTGGGATCTGCTTGAGTCACTGCGCGGTATTCTCGAGGGCATCAAGGAAGACTTCACCGCACTGGCGACCGCCATCTGGATCGCGCTCACGCCATTGTGGTTGCTCGAGAAGGTGCTCGGTGTCCCCGGTGCGAAGTACGGCATCGGTTACGCGCTCCAGGTCGTCAGCTTCTTCATGGGCATCTACATTGGGCTGTTGCTCTTGGCCAAAGGTTACGAGTACGCTCTCGCCGCAGCGGGTGTAGTCCGCCTCGCCGTCACGAGAGGATTGGCTGCTGCCGAATGGGTGGCTGACGCGGCTCTGGCTGCTTATGTTGTGACGATGGGTATCTACAACGCTATTGTAGACTGGGCGATCTGGGAGACTCTAGCCCTGGTGTTCTCGCAGGAGGCACTAGCTGTCGCCACGGAAGAGGCGACGCTCATGACGATTCTTCAGGAGTTCGCGATGGGGCTGTGGGCTGCGGTCGTGGGACTAGCAGACCTGGCGGTAGCAGGCCTGATCATCACGATCGAAGGACTGACCGCTGCCTTCGTCACGCTCGACCTTGTCTCGGTGATTGGCTGGGTCATCCTGCTGGCCGCAGCGGTCGTTACTCTGTACATGAGGTGGAAGTGGTTCCACAATGAGATCAACGCTCTCGCTGACTTCCTGCGTAAGCATTGGGTGCTTGCACTTATCGGACTGGGTGCACCGTTCCTCGCCGCCACGATCCTCGTGATCGAGAACTTCAACAAGATCCTGTCGGTGGCGCAGAAGGTGTACGACTGGTTCACCAAGCACAACCTGCTTCAAGCGGCAGCCAACTTCATTCTGCCATTCGGACTCGGTAACGTGGTCGGTGGAATGATGGGTGGGCACGGTACTGGTCCCACCGGTGGCGGTGGCGCGTGGTACACGCATCCTTGGACATATGCCAAGTACGCTGACCCGAGCTACTGGCTTGGTAGAGGCATCGGTGCGATCCCCGGTCTACAGGGTGGTGGCCACGTCATCACCGGTGGTCTGGCCATGGTAGGTGAGCGCGGCCCTGAGCTTCTCGCGCTCCCATCGGGCGCGAGCGTTCACTCTAGCGCGCAGAGCCTAGCCGGTGCAGGAGGCTTCACAATCAAGATCTTCCCGCAGGCGATCATGCTGGATGGCAAGCAGATAGGAACAGCCCTGGCAACAGCGGTGACTGATGCGGAGGCTAGGCAATGAGCAGCTACGGGCTGGGCAGCGAAGTTGCAGCTGATCACTATGTGACGTTCAGCTCATCTGCCGGACACCGGGTCAAGATGCTTCTGGATGCAGCGGCCATCGGTATCACAGGAGGCCACGGTGGCTGGGAGGTCATTCAGCGACCCAAGCGCACGAGCATCACGCGCTGGAAGGGCAAGGACCCGTACACGATGGATGTTCCCATTGTCTTCAACGGGATCACGCCGTACAGGAATACGGAGGCTGACATTCAGACTCTGATCAAGATGGCCGAGCCTACTGGTCACCTGAAGCAGCCGCCGACGCTGAAGCTAATCGGGGCTGCCTTCCCTCTCACCGTCAGCAATCGGTGGTGGGTGATCACTGACATGACCTGGGACACCAGCAACGCCACCTGGTACCGCTTCGGACACATTACCGGGCGCACGCGGCAGAGCGTAGTGGTGCATCTTCTCGAGTACATCGATGAGCAGATCATCATCACGCAGCCGTCACCTGCCGTACTCAACGCGGCGCGCGGCGGAGACAAAGTCGTGAAGAGCTCAGGGCTGACCGCGAAGCAAGAGGCGCAGAAGCACTACGGTGATCCGTCCCTGTTCAACATCATCATGGAAGCGAACCCTTGGCTGCCGATTGACACGCGCCTTGGCATCAAGGCAGGACAGGATCTGATCATCCCCGACCCGAAGACAAAGAAGAAGAAGTGACCGCTGCCTCCAGAGTCATAGCTCTACAAGCTGCCCCGATGCCCGATCAGTTGGAGGCGCTGGAGCATGACGTTGACATCCTTGACTTCCAGCTGGAGATGCAGAACCAGTGCGGGATCGATCTGACCAACACGATCAGTGCTGCCACGATCGAGCGTACCATCGAGGGTGCGAGCACGCTGACGGTCATCGTAGAGGATGATGTAGACCGTACGATCCAGAACAGCGGTCGTCTCGGTCGGCACGTAGACGTAGAGCTTGATGGTCTCTTCTTCACGCTGGTCGGTGTCAAGAAGCAGGCGCGACAGCTGACCCTGGTATTCGAAGATCAGGCGATCAACGTGCTACGCTACTACAACACGTTCATTCAGGCTGACCGTAGCAAGGTGACGCGTGCTGAGTTCGTGCTCCGCATGATCCGTGAGGTAAAGGAAGTGCCACTCACCTGGGTGATCCCAGAGTTGAAGGTCATCCAAGAGGTCAGCGATGTCCAGCCTGGACAGGTGATCGTGAATCCTGACGGCACACCAATGGTGGCGGTGAAGACTGACAAGGCTACGAAAGCTGACGCGAAGAAGAATCGCAACAAGGGTATCACCCCGCCTGCTCCGCAGGATACTCACGGCCTGACGGTCAAGAGCGTCGCGATGGACACAGAGCAGTGGGACAACGCGGTCACGATCATCAACACCGGCGTCGCGATGAAGATGAGCACCAAGGTGATTGTGTGCTCTATCATGACCGCCATCGACGAGAGCGTACTCCGCAACCTAGTAGGTGGTGACCGTGATAGCGTCGGTGTCTTCCAGCAGAGGCGGTCTATGGGATGGCCTGCCACCCGAAACGTGGCTACAGATGCGGCAGCGTTCTTCAACGCGGCGCAGCCGATCGACAAGAACAATCCTGGGATCAGCTATAACGATCTCTGTCAGAGTGTGCAGCACAGCGGCACACCGTATGCCTATGGTCAGTACTACGACGAAGCTGCCCTGATCGTGCACGCTTATGGCCTGGATGTGAAGTCCGGTCTCGTTGATCCGAAGTACACCGTCTCGGGTGGCAACAACATGCAGGCTCCCGACACGATCCCGGACTACAGCACCGGCGCATTCTTCTTCACGCGGGGCACGCTGTCTACGGACAGCATCGGTGAGACGCTGTTGACCAAGGAGGACAGCTGGACGTGCATCAAGCGTCTGGCCGACGAGGTCAACTGGCGAGCGTTCTGCGTCAGCGGCGTGATCTACTTCATCGACGACAAGGACCTGTTCGCGAGCAAGCCGTTCATGGTCATCAGCGAGGACACCGATGGCATTGACTGGATCGACTACGACTACGATGAGGGCAAGCGCAAGGCTACGGTCACGGTCACCGCGCATCTGTCGCGCTGGAGCGCACCTCCTGGTTGCACGGTGCAATGCATCAACAGCGGGATCGTGAATGGCAAGTGGCTGGTACAGGACATCAGCCGTAGCCTGTACGACCACATCGCCACGATCACCATGATCAAGCCGCAGCCGGTGCTACCGGAGCCCACCACTAGCTCTACGTCCAAGATCATGGATGGCAACACCGGCAACAAGAAGGCACAGCCAGGTGGAGCACGCGCCGGTAGCGAAGGACCGCTGGGCTCTGTTCAAAACAAGATTGTCTCCTATGCTCGGCAGCAGCTGGGCGTCACCTACGTGTACGGTGCAGAGAAGCCTGGTGTAGCATTCGACTGTTCAGGGCTGGCTCAGGCAGCCTACAGCGCCGCGAACATCAGCATCCCGCGCGTAGCACAGGATCAGTTCAACGCCGGCACTCCCATCTATCCTCCGGATGTGCTCAAGCCAGCTGATCTGGTGTTCTTCGGTTCTGACTCCAGTCACATTGAACACGTTGGCATCTACATCGGTAACGGAGCGATGATCGACGCGCCGCACACCGGAGCGGTTGTGCGCGTAGATGATGGCTTTACCAGCTGGGACAATCCACCCTACGCCGGAGCGGTGAGACTGTGGCAACAATAACAGATCTGATCCCCGAGGCACAGAAGCATGGCAAGGCTGTGATGCAGGGCACGTGGTACGGCATCATCGCCGCCACACCAGCCGGGTTCGACAAGAAGGTGTACGTCATCATCCCGGACATCAGCAAGGATCACAAGTGGGGTCCGTGCAACTGGATGGCCAAGGACAACGTGACGCTGCCGCAGATCGGAGACCAGGCACTCATCATCTTCGACAACCGGCGCGCACCCTGGGTGGCTGCCTTCTGGTCGGGTACCAGGCATCCGAGGGTCACCATCGGCACCATCTATGACGCTACACCCTCTAACCCGGTACACGGCGACATTTGGAACTGTCTCGTAGACGGGAATGTCGGAGTGAGGTGGCAGTTCATGTACAATGCTAACTCTACCTCTCCGTATAAGTGGGAGTTTATCGGCGGCTCTCCGTACAGATTTGCCGTGGGTGGCTTCAGCACTTCTACGGTGAATGGATGGGTGTATGGTCCGAACCAGTACACTACACCGCCGCATGCAGGAGACTGGGTTGCACATGCTGTTGCTGAGGTTGATAACGGCAATGTTGCCGGATCTATGACATATCTCGGAATCCAGATGGGCGGGATTCTGGGCGGAGACAATGGCTTCCGTCACCCGCAGTGGACGGTACAGGGTATGTCAGCTAGTGTGTACACCGAGGCAAAGTGGACCAATCTTCCGGCATCACAGGGTACTGGTCTCGGGTACTATTGCGTAACATACGCGGCTAGTTTCTCTGATCAGATAATGTCCCTCCAGCCCGTCAGGATCTCCTAATGGTCAGTGTGCCTCACTTCGACATGCCCTTCCGCTTCGGCACCGGCGGAGCGCATGCTGCCGTAGTAGAGCAGAATACCGGCGACGACGTCACCAACTGCGTCGAGGCCTGTCTTCGCACCACACGCGGTACAAGGATGTTTGTGCCAAACTTTGGAATCACCGATCCGCTCTTCGCCATCAAGCAATCACCCTTCCTAGCCATCGAGCAGATGCAGGCTGAGGTGCAGGAGAACGAGCCGAGAGCCTCCACTCAGTTCACCGACGTTGGTTCGCTCGACGCTATGATCGCCAACATCATCGTGGAGGTGTCAAATGAGTAGCACTGGCTACATCACCTACCCGATCACCACCGATGCTCGCGATCTGATGCAGCGAGCTTTTGACTACCTGGCCCTCAAGGTTCCCGGATGGGTGCCTGCTGAGGGGAACCTGGACGTGTGGATGATCGAGGCGTTTGGTAACGAGGCTGCCGACATCCAGACTCTGGCCACCGAGGTACCGAAGAGTCTGTTCCGGTACATGGGTGCAAAGCTGTTCAGCTTCCAGCCGATCGACGCCGTATCAGCTACCTGTAGCACGACCTGGACGATGGTGGACAATCTGGGTCACACAGTGCCGGCAGGTACGCAGGTCTCGATTCTGGACGGTAACGGCAACTCTATCCCGTTCACCGTCTTGTTCGATCTGATCATCCCCGGTGGCAACACGTCCGGCACCGCAACGATCTCAGCGTCCACTCCTGGGGCAGCCGGTTCTGGTCTTGGCACTCCTGGCGGAGTTGTGAACCTGATTGATCCGCTTGTATTCGTGCAGGGTGTAACGCAGGTAGCGGCCACCACCGGAGGGATCGATGCTGAGACGGATGACGCTTACCTTGCTCGTCTCAGCAACGAGCTTCAAACCCTGACGCCGCGCCCCATCATCGCTCGTGATTTCGGGATCCTTGCACAGAACGTGCAGGGAGTGCAGCGCGCCATGGCCATTGATCTGTACAACCCTTCCGACGGTACGACGAACAATCAACGCATGACTACGGTGTACTGTCTGGACTCCACGGGCACGCCTGTCAGTTCGGCGGTCAAGACTGCGGTACAGACGTATCTGCAATCTCTACGCGAGATCAACTTCGTCGTGAACATGGATGATCCGACCAAGTCTGAGGTGAACGTAGTCGTGGCGGTCACCATGGCCGTAGGCTACACCGCAGCCGACATCATCTCGCGAGTGACCACGGCCATCATCAACTTCCTGAACCCTGCAACTTGGGGTATCTCTCCGTCAGATAATCCTGCGAATCCGATCACATGGATCAACACGCCTGTGATCAACCGTCTTGAGCTAGCCTCCGCCATCACAACCGTGGTCGGCGTGAACGTGATCACGAGCCTCACGCTCGGTCTTCACAGCGGGTCGCAGGCTGCAACTGATCTGGCCCTGCCAGGCAAGGCACCCGTTCCCTTCACAGTGGCAGCTGACATCACGGTGACAGCGAGCTAATGCCTGCCCCGACCGACGCTGGCTCTTTCGCTCAGGCCATGTATGGCCAGATGACCCCTGTTCAGAATGCGGAGGTTCAGACCGGCTATGCGCTACTCATCTTCCTTGGCGCGATCGGGCAGACGCTGCAAGACCTGGATTACCTTGCGCACGCTCCAGATGCGAGCCATCCTGTATGGTTCAATCTCATCGACCTGGACGCGGTTCCTGATGCTGGTGTGCCTTGGCTCGGTCAGTTCATTGGTATTCGCGCAGCCCCTGGCCTAACTGTCGCCCAGCAGCGGCAGCAGATCCGTGACCACATCAGCTGGCAGCGCGGTACACCAGCGGCGATTGCGTCGGGTGTGCGCCTGTTCCTCACTGGGACACAGACGGTACAGATCGCAGAGCGTGATACGGGGCCATACCACTTCACGATCACGATCAATACCGCAGAGGCTCCGGCTGATACCACCGCGCTGGTGAACTACGTCAACAACTTCGCAAAGCCAGCCGGTCTGACCTGGACACTTGTCGTCGGTACCGCGCCACCGGCGACATACGGATCCATCTACACGCGCGGTGATACATATATCACCATGTATCAAAGCTTCCAGACATACAACGACGTCCACTAGGGGAGGAACATGCTCAGCACACCCAGACGGGCGATTCAGTACCCAGATCCTGCTGCCAAGACTGATCGTGCTGACATCGCCACCCATCTCAGCTATATCGCTCTTGCCGCTGATGTATCTACCCTTTACAATCAGGGTACGGACGCTGCGCGTCAGGCAGCTGCCCATCAGGCTCAGGGTGGCCGGTTCTGGTGGGCCACCGATACCAAGGTCATGTGGTATGACGATGGCACCACGTGGCAACAGGTCATCCCGACGACGCCGGTCAACACGCAGGTGGCGAGCTACACACTGACGCTGGCGGACAACAACGGTATCGTCGAGCTCAATGTCGCAGGCGCGAACACACTCACGATCCCGAATGACACACTCGCGAACTTTGCGGTCGGTTCATCCGTGACCGTCACCCAACTGGGTGCAGGTCAGACGACGCTGGCGGCTGCCGGCGGTGTTACGCTCCGTTCCTACAACAACAGCCTCAGGATCGCCGGTCAGTACGGTATCGCCTCTGTCATCAAGCGTGCCGCGAATGACTGGTACGCTGCCGGGAACCTCGTGCCGTGACCAAGCCTGGCGTCCTCTGCGTTGATCGGGTCAACCCAACTGTGGCCCTGACCAGCCCTGCCGCTGGTACGGTGTCGGGCACGATCACAGTCGCAGCCACTGCGGCAGACAACGATCAGGTCGCCTCGGTTCAGTTCAAGGTGGACGGTGCTAATCTAGGCAGTCCGATCACGGTGGCACCCTTCCAGATCAGCCACGACACGCACAACCTGATCAACGGAGGACACACTTACAGCGCCGTTGTTCTAGACCGCGTTGGCAATCAGAGCAGTGCATCGGTCGGTGTTACGGTTGCGAACAATCCAGCAGTTACGCTGACCAGTCCTGCTAATGGCTCTACGGTCAGCGGAACGATCACTTTGGCTGCGACGGTGACCAACTATGGCACGGGCCTGAACGTACAGTTCCTGGTTGACAACGTGAACAGAGGTGGTGCGCTGTTCACCCCACCGTTCTCGATGAGCTTTGACACAACTCAGCTAGTGAACGGGAATCACCAGATCTCTGTCCTCGTGAGCGACGGTCAGGGCAACCAGACCAGGATTGACTATACGGTCACGGTCAGGAACAACCCGATTGTGGGGATCACCACTCCTGCTAGCGGAGTGAGCGTCTCCGGCGTGATCAATCTGCAGTGCTCAGTCACGCAGTACGGTACCAGCGCCACCGCTCAGTGGAAGGTTGATGGTACCGGCATCGGTGCGCCTGTAGGCAGTCCGTACAACACAACCTATGATACCCGTGCACTCGTGAACGGGAACCACACATTCGCGGTGACAGTCACTGACGCGCAGGGTAACGCCACAACCCAGAGCGTCACGGTTGCATTCCACAACCTGCCGGTCGTGAGCCTCAGTCCTTCCGGAAATGTCAGCGGTACGATCACTTTGTCCACCACCGTCACGCAGTACGGCTCTAGCTGCACCGTTCAGTTCCGCGTAAATGGCAACAACGTGGGTGGCGCGCAGAGCGGTGGCAATGGGACATACACGCTCGCATACGATACACACCTACTCGGTGCCGGTGGTAACACGATCTCGGTGGTGGTAACGGATGCCCAAGGCAACTCTACCACGGTTAGCCAGAGCATCAACGTCACCAACAGCATCCCCGGCGCAGGGACCGTCACGCTCGGGAACCACGCAGAGTGGAATGACGGTGAGGGCTACTATGACGATTACCGTCACAGTCCACCGTCATATGATGACTCGTCAGACGGTAACTGGATCTGGACGGCCACCGGCGCGAAGTACACGCCTGTCTACCTGCCAGGCAACCCAGACCCGACACACTACCAGATGCGGGTGTGGATGCACGGCGACCGTGTTGAGGGTGGTTCAGACGGCAACGTCTGCTACATGGACTTCCAGGTGGGCGGCTCTGGCTGGGTGAATGTCTGGGCCAACGGTCCCACCTGGGGATTCAACCTAGGACCGCTCTGGAATGTCAACGGCGGCGAAGCCTGCTACGCTCACTGGTACTGCTCCAGCCCTGGGTGGAACACCTGCTTCTGTCAGGGCATTGGCTTCTACTATGACTTCGTGCTGAAGTCTGGCTACAACTCGTAACGCTGAGCAGCGTAACGCTGACTAGCGTAATGCATAGTTGAGCCAGTTCAGCTCATTCTGTAGCCGCTGAACTGCACCCTTCGCCCAGCGCTGAGTATCAGCGTCCTGCACCAATCCCCAGTTCGCGATGTAGGTGAGCCGTGTGCGCAGGACAACTTGGTGTGCTTCCCACCATTTGTCCCAGACCACTTGGGCAGCCTCTTTCCGTACATCCTTGGGAACAGCCTTGGTGGTCTCACCACCCCAAGCTTCGAGGCACTGGCGTGCTACATGGGCCACACGGCGGCAGCGTTTCTTGTCCTCACGTAGTTCAATGAGCTCTGCATCGCCTCCGATCCGACGCGGGATTTGGGAGGCTGCTTGTGCTACGACGTACAGGGTGAGAAGACGTTCCCTTTCACCCCTCTCTATCTCCACTGGGTTTTCGTCCCTAATCGCTACTCCAGGATCATAGTAGGCTGCTAGGAACGCGGACGAGGCTTTGGAGGGGCCATTATCCATCGTTACCCCTATTTCGACCGAGGAATTCACCCGCCGAGACTTTCGACGATGGAGGAGCCATTACCCATCCCCGCATCCACGCTCGTTCATGTACGCTAGCCACCGTTCCGGCGACCAGTTCGGATTCGGAATCACGTGGATTACGTCGTACAAAAGGTCAGATCTCTCGATCACGGTGAGGATCAGATCTGCCTGAGACAACGAGACGAAACGGTACTCAGCCTCAAGCAATCCATAGATGCGCCTGATGTGCAAGCCGGTCATCTCCTTCAGCCAATCACGTGGGCCCATCACCTTGCCCCACTGCGCATCCTGCGGGTACTTCGCGGCAAACTCAGCTTCCCACTTCTTCAGCACATCAGACAGCTGTGTGCCGAACACGACCTGAGCCTCACCCTGGCCGCCATACTTCTTTTCTTCCGCCTCTACCTCGGCACGCAAAGCAGCGAGCCGCCGCTCAGAGATCGGTGCCATCCTCTGAGCGTGCAGCCTCGCCGTATGCGCGCCACGCGGGTGGCGCTGATATGTCATTTTGGCCGGTCTTCGTCCGACCAGGTGATGCCGGCGTTGGCGTTGGCCATCCACTCTTCCACCTCGATGGGCGGGATGACGGCAGTGCCTTCCGCCCACCGATCCGCACCGATGCCAGCCTCAGAGAACGCTTGTACGCGATCACGAATGGTACAGCCGCGATCGATGGTTCCCATGAAGACGCAGTGCCCCGCCTTGTAGCAGACCGGCGCGAACGTAGCTGGGATCGGTGACGCCAGCTTCTCGAACTGCCAGTCTGACTTCGCAGCGGCGTAGACGCCATCGTTGATCATCGATGGCTTCTTGTACATGTAGCCTTTCTTGTTCCTGATGGACTTGATGATGCCGAGAAAGACGCTGCGCCACTCGAACTGCGCCTGAGTGCACAGCCGATTGCCAGCGTGCTCCAGCAGCCCACGCAGGTTCGTCTTGTAGATCACGCGCGTCGTGACGCAGTGGGGTAGGATGCTGCGAGCGTCTTCGGCGGGGATGCCCAGGGCGATCAACTTCTCGTAGGCATCCTCGACGTCCTGCATGATGTCGCACCAGATCTTGAATGCCGGCTCGTCACCGGCTGGGCCTGGTACGATGTGCGGCGGTAGGGCTGCCTCATGTGCGAAGCCACGCTTGACAGCGAACCGCAGGCTTTCCTGCGCGTACACGGCAGTGCGCTGCCGCACAAGCTGATGAGTGAAGGAGCGCGTGACCCCTTCGATCATGAACATCAGATCGATGAACTCCCATGGTGCCTTGAGGTGAGTCTTGATGCTCTCGTCCCAGGCCCATAGGCGCTGCTCGTCCGTGATATCCTGTAGGTCATAGACCGGGTCCCCACGGTACATGCGGAACCCGGCTGCGAGTGAGCCGAGCGGATCCGGCGTGGCGCTGAGGAGGGTAACACTTGGTACTACAGTGGTACCCTCCTCGCGCCGGATCGGCACCGACTCGTACATCGCAGCGTCACCATACCGCACGATGTCCGAGCCGCTCATCGCTAACCCTTCTTCCGCGCCACGACAGCCTTGGCCGTCTTCGTTTTCATGTAGTCGGCCATCTGAGTGGACTTCGGCCGCAGCTTCGCGACCTCTCCAGTCAGAGCAGGCTTGAGAACAACCGCTGCCTTGACAGGCGGGCTGTCGGTGTCCTTGACGGACTCGATCCCTCCGAATCCGACAACGGAATCACCCTTCTTCCAGCGTGCTCCCTTGGCCTGCGGTGCCTTGTAGCGCCACGTGATGCGGACGACGCCAGGCATGGTGAAGTCCTCACCAGCCTCGATCTCGTCCGCCGCGATCAGCGCGATCGCGTCCATCACGCTCTTGACGAGACCCGGCTTGATGCCGGTCTCCTTCTCGACCTCTACTGCCAGTTCGTGCTTGGTTAGCGACATGCTCCCTCCTGTTAGACTACGTTACAATCCGCAGTCGTGTCGCGTGTTGGGCCACGGGGTCCATCCCCGCGCCGCATAGCCGTTCCTTCCGGCTTGTAGCTGTGCCCAAATGGGCCAGTGATCTGCCGTGCCCCACCTCCGAAGGAAGGCACCCCCGTAGGCCTCCATGAAGTTGTAGTCCATTTGCAGGCCTCCATAGTATGGCCCGTTCGGATCTGTCCAGCTTCCTTCGTACTGGTGAATGCACAACAACCCGTTCGTCACGTAGTCCGAACGCTGACCCGAGCCGTTCGACGCGTGCGAACTTGCTACCATAGTGAACGCCACGCACAGCGCGGCGAGGATGACGTGTACCCTTCTCACAACCCTCCTGCTGTGGATTACTCGGCCTCGCGAGCGCCCATCCCTTCTCGCGGCAAAGTGCATGCCTCTCAGTTATGGTGAGTGCCATGCTCCCAACTCTCACTTACTCGTCCTCGTCGTCCGACGACTCTTCGTCGTCGGCGTCCTCGGCACCCGGAACCGGCTCGCCCTCGGGCAGTCCGGTCTCCGGGTCGTTGGGCGTGTTCTCCGGCGCTGTGGTCGGCTCCGGCGTGCCTTCGGTCGTCTCGTCTCCCACGTTCTCTCCTCTCATTGTTTGGTGAAGCGTCCATTCGCATCACGAGTTCTCTTAGCCAACCAGGCTTTTTGTCCCGGATCAGCCCATCTATGCTGCTGACTCTGGCTAAGCCTATCGTGGTCTGCCGGATGCTTCAGTCGATGCTCCCTTGTACCCACCTGCTCGAGATGCTTTGGATTGTAACATCCCTCATTACGACAGGTGTGGTGTACCTCTTTCGTTCTATCGATAGACCCGTATCGGATGAAGAATGCCACCCGATGCGTTATGTACATCCCCTTGCTTGGTACCAGGAAGCATCCGTACCCTTCACCGAATGTCTTCCCCTTCCAGAGAACGCAGGCGTTCCCTTTTGGAAGCCTTTTCACGAGCCGCAGAAACTCTTCGATGACATCTGGGGTGATTTCCTTGGCTAGCATTCTGGATCGATCACCCACATTTCGCTAATGCTCACCTGACGAGTCGGCATGTATCCAGGCTTGACTCCGCGTACCAGGATAAGGTCCTTCCCTGGACGTATCCCCCACACCTTTTGACGCAATCTCGGATAACGCCAACGGTCAACTCGTAGACCTAGCTGATCGCTCTCGTCGTCACCGACCATGACGCACCATTTGTCGAGGTGGGGATCCTTGATAGGTCTGCCGTTCAGCATCGGGTGCTTGGGGTCGCTCATGTCGAGCTCAGCACCCTTCGCCTGGTTGAACTCAAACAGGTCGCGCTCGTTCCGCGTATAGATGCAGCCGAGCCACACGACCTCGATGTCCTGCCCCTGCTCGTAGGGCAGGTCCTGCGCCACATGCGTGGGCATCGGAAGGTTGTCTAGGTCACCATGTTCGATCTCGTTTTTGACGGCAGCTATGGCCTTGTCGAGCCATAGCGCGCCGAACGGATCATCACCCGCGTCGGAGAATGCCTTGATCTTCTGCATCGTGATGGGGCCGACACCTTTGACCTGCAACAGATCTGGCCAGTCACGCATGCCGTGTTCCGCACGATACGCCACGATGGCACCGCCCACCTTCTCGCCGATGCCCGGTACCTGGCTGAAGCCGCTGATGAGATCGTTGCCCTCGCGCTCCCAGCCGATGCCGCTCACGCGCGGGTGCGGAGGCTTGATCGTCACCTTGCGGCCGAACCGCTGCGAGTCACGTAGTAGCCTGCGTGCCTTCTCAGCATCCGTAGTGACGTTCAGCCGGCACATGTAGAAGACCTCCGGGTGATACCGCTTGAAGTACATGGTGTGGTACGCGATCATACCGTAGCTGACTGCATGACTCGCGTTGAAAGCGTAGGAGCCTGCCGTGATCAGCTTCATCCAGATCAGGCGCGCTAGCTCTTCTGTCATGACGCCGTCACCACCGTGCAGGTGCATGGCACCCTTCAGCGCCTGTTCCCATTTACGGTTGAACTCCTGGTCGCCTGACTTCTTGCTGATGATGCGGCGCACCTCAGCGCGGTGCGTCCAGTCAAAGTCAAAGATCGCGCCCAGCAGCCTCAGGATCTGTTCCTGGTAAACAATCTGACCATACGTGCTATCGCAGATCTCGCCCATCGCCGGATGGAGTTGGTCAGGTTCTTTCCGGCCCCATTTGATGTCAATGTAATCATTAGCGGCGCCATTATGCAGAGGACCAGGACGACCCAAAGCTGTGACGTCGTAGACATGCTTGAAGTGATCCGGCTGAAGTGCACCGTTGACGTAGCGGCAAGCGCGACCGTCGAACTGGAAGATGCCAACGACATCGTTCTCCTTGAATCCTAGGATGACGGCGGGATCGTCGAGTGGCATGTTGTAGAGCGTGTCGAGATCCCAGCCCATTTCCTTGCGCATATGGTCTAGTGCCTCGATCGTGCTCAGGCCGAGCGCGTCTATCTTGAGGAGTCCCTTTGCTTCTGCGTCGTACTTATCCATGCTAATGACCTGACGCGTCTCACCCTTGACTTTGCGCTCGTAAATAGCGGCCACATCCGTGATGGGACCAGTAGAAATGACCATTCCCGCCGCATGGACTCCAAATCCAGCGTAGTTGCCCTCAAGGTCAAGTGAAGCTCCAAGATCCGGATATCTCTCAAAAACCTCGCGTGCCTGCGGGAACTGCTCAGCCGTGTCTTCCACCGTGGCGCTGGCGCGGAGGTCGCCTGATGACCGTTCGATGAGAACATCTTTGATCTTCTGTATCTCCCAGTCGGGGACATGGTACACCCTGGCCGCCGCGTCCAGGCTGTTCTTTCCTTTGAAGCGTGTGAAGGTGCCGATCGTGCTGACCTTGCCCGTGCCGTACTTCTGCTCCATGTACTGCCAGATATCGTTACGGCGGTCGCTGCTGAAGTCAATGTCCACGTCGGGCAGGTCCTGGCGGGTGACGTCGATGAACCGCTCGAAGACCAGGTCAGGGTACTTCATGGGGTCAACCTCGGTGATGCGGAGCAGCCAGCAGATGAGCGAGCCTGCGGCGCTACCGCGTGCGGGTCCTACCGCGATGTCGTGATCCTTCGCCCAGCGCACCATATCGCTAATGACGAGGAAGTAGTCGATGAAGTCTTTGCCCTCGATGACTTCCATCTCGTGCTTGAGCCGCGCTTTGTATGCAGACAGCTGCGGCTCGGACAGCTTGTTACACCGGCGGTACCGCCACCCGTCCAGGATCCAGTCCCGCCAAACCTGTAGTGCGGTGTCGTACTGAGCAGGAAGTGGGAACCGCACCATCTCGAGCGATGGGAGCTCAACCGTACAACGGTCGGCTACTTCCCGCGTGGTAAGGATCGCGCGTATGGCTTGCCGCTTGGTGAGTCCGGTACCCATCAGCTTCCGCACGATCATCTGATCCGTCCATGGCGGACAGAGGTTGGCTGAGTAACCCCACTCGCGAGCCATGTCTTCCAGGCTGCGCTTCTCGCCTGGCCGTAGGTTGTGCAGGATCTGCTGCATCTCTTTCTCTTCCGGCACCGTGTAGTGGCAGTCGAATGTCACCACGTATGGTATGTGTAGCTCCTCCGCAATACGCACAAGCATAGGATTTGCTTGCCGAGTCTTCTCAAGTTCCGGAAACGCCTGTAGCTCGATGTAATAGGCATCGCCGAACGTGCGAAGATATTGAGAAGCGAGGCGTCGCGCTCGTCCAAAGGAAGCGTCAGCCTCAGCCACGTGTTTCCCTCCCACGGCGGCTGTAGAAAGTGCAGAGCCTTGACATCCACTAAGTATGACCAACCCGCGCTTATGAGCCGCAAGCATTCGTCCGTCTGCCGTTGGCTCATAGTAGTAACCTCTTGAATATGTATCAGAAACGAGGCGGAGCAGATTGCGATATCCCTCCGCGTGTTCGGCCAGAATGGTAAGGTGATTCTTTCTTTGTGTAGCCTGTTCACCTAGCTCTCCCGTGTAGAGTTCAACTCCGAAGAGCGGCTTGACTCCATTCTTGCGGGCTGCCGAC